CAGATAGGTCAAGCGATACAATACGAATGGTTTAGAAAAGATTCCAATGGCTGTAGGTATTACAGTCAATGGAGAGATTTTAATAGACTAAGACTTTATGCTAGAGGTGAGCAGTCTATAGCTAAATATAAAAACGAATTAGCGGTAGATGGAGATTTGTCTTATTTAAATCTTGATTGGACCCCGGTTCCTATCCTCCCTAAGTTTGTAGATATAGTTGTAAATGGAATGCAAGACAGGCTATTTAAGGTGAAAGCCTACGCTCAAGACGCTTTGTCTCAATCCAAGCGTAGTAAATATCAAGACATGATTGAAGGGCAGATGGCTGCAAAACCTGTTTTAACTACAATTAAAGAAGAATCGGGCTTTGATCCTTTTATTATGGATCCCGACGAACTACCAGCTTCGGATGAAGAGCTTTCATTATATATGAATTTAAATTATAAACCTGCTATTGAGATTGCAGAAGAAGAAGCTATTGATACTATGTTTGCTGAAAACCATTATGAAGATATTAGAAAACGTATTGATTACGATCAAATGGTTGTAGGTGTGGGTATGGCAAAGCATGAGTTCTTGCCAGGAGCAGGTGTAAAAGTTTCTTATGTTGATCCAGCTAATGTAGTTTATAGCTATACAGAAGACCCTTATTTTAAAGATTGTTTTTATTGGGGGGAAATAAAAACGATGGGCATCAGTGAGTTAATAAAAATAGACCCTAAGTTAACTAGAGAAGATTTAGAAAAAATTTCTCAATATAGTCAAAGCTGGTATGATTATTTTAATACTGCTCAGTATTATGAAAACGATATATTCTATAGAGACACTTGTACACTGATGTATTTTAACTACAAGACAACAAAAAAAATTGTTTATAAGAAAAAAATTAATGACGTTGGAGCTTCGAGGATGATAGAAAAAGACGACACCTTTAATCCTCCAGAAGAAATGTTAGAAGAAGGCAAGTTTGAAAAAATAGAAAAAACTATTGATGTATGGTATGATGGGGTTATGGTGATGGGAACTAACATTATTCTTAAATGGGAGTTAGCCAAAAATATGGTTAGACCTAAGTCTTCATCTCAACATGCGTTGCCTAATTATGTAGCTGTTGCTCCTAGAATGTACAAAGGCGTAATAGAATCTTTAGTAAGAAGAATGATTCCTTTTGCTGATTTAGTTCAAATGACTCATTTAAAATTACAACAAGTAATAGCGAGGGTAGTTCCAGATGGTGTGTATATAGATGCGGACGGATTAAATGAAGTAGACCTAGGGACTGGAGCAGCTTATAATCCGGAAGACGCTTTGCGTTTATACTTTCAAACAGGTAGTGTAGTGGGGAGAAGTTATACTCAAGAAGGGGAGTATAATCAAGGTAGGGTCCCTATTAAAGAACTTACTAGTAATTCAGGTGCGGCTAAAACACAGATGCTTATAGCTAATTATAATCATTATCTGGATATGATTAGGTCGGTAACAGGTCTTAATGAGGCGAGAGATGGCTCTACTCCTAACCCAGACGCGTTAGTAGGAGTGCAGAAACTTGCTGCATTAAATTCAAATACAGCTACCCGCCATATATTAGATGGAAGTCTTTACATATATCGCACGTTGGCTGAAGCGCTAACGTATCGGGTGGCTGACATATTAGAGTTTTCAGATTTTAAAGATGATTTTATTAACAAAATAGGAAAGTATAATGTTAGTATCTTAGGAGAAATTTCTCAGCTTTACATATATGACTTCGGGGTATTTATAGAACTGTCGCCAGATGAGGAGCAAAAAGCGATGTTAGAGCAAAACATACAAATGGCTTTATCCAAACAAGACATTAACCTTGAAGATGCTATTGATATAAGAGAAATAAAAAATCTTAAACTTGCAAATCAGTTATTAAAAGTAAAACGTAAATCTAAACAAGAAGCTGACGAAAAAAGAGAAATGCAAAAACAAGCTATGATTTCACAACAGCAACTCAAGTCTCAAGAGATGGCTGCGCAAGTAGCAGTTCAAAAAATTGAATTAGAGGCTCAAGCTGAAATGAAAGTGAAACAAGCTGAGATTGCTTTTGAGATAGAGAAACAAAACAATGAAGCTAACCTTAAAGCTCAACTTATGAAACAAGAGTTTGCTTATAATCAACAACTTAGGAATGTTTCAGAAAATGCTTTAGCGTTTAGAGAAGGAGCGAGAGAAGAGGCTAAAAAAGAAAGAATAAGCCAACAAAACACAGAACAATCTCAATTAATAAATCAAAGAAAAAATAATTTACCTCCCAAAAATTTTGAATCAAATGAAGATTCGCTGGACGGATTTGACCTTGCTGAGTTCGATCCTAGGTAGCTAAAAACGTATTTCTTTTTTTATTAATTTTGTTTTATAAATCAAATCTAATCAAATGAATATAAAAGTCAGAGAAGTCACAGACGTGGTTGAAAAGTCTAAACAGCAAATTGAACAAGAACTTTTAGACAAACATGAAGCTCAGCAGAAGCTAGAGTTTGATGACAAGAAAGAAGAAAAACAGGTAGTTAAAGAAGTGTCTTCTGAGCCTGAACAAAAATCAGAAGAGCCGGTAAGCGACCCTGAACCTACCGAAACTGTTGAAGAGCCGGTAACGGAAACAACAAAGGTTGAACAAAGCGAGCCCCCGGAAATAAAAGAGACAGACGTTCTTTCATTTATTGAAAAAAGATATGGTAAGCAGATTGGTTCTTTAGAAGAGCTGACAGCTGAAAGAGAAGAGGCTGAGCCTCTGCCCGAAGATGTAGCTGCTTACTTTAAATATAAAAAAGAAACAGGAAGAAGTTTAGAGGACTATGTTAAATTACAACAAGACTTCTCTAGCATGAATCCTGACTCTTTGCTACGACAGTATTTAACTGTAACAGAAGAAGGTTTAGACCCTGAAGACATTGATTCCTTAATGGAAGAATATGATTACGATGAAGAGGTTGATGAGCCCGCAGCTATAAAGAAACTTAAACTAGCAAAGAAAAAAGATATTGCAAAAGCTAAAAAATTTTTTAGAGAACAGCAGGAATTATACAAACAGCCTCTTGAGTCAAGAGAAAGTTCAGCCCCGCCCTCTAAAGAATATGAAGCTTATAAGCAATATATGAGTGAAGCTAAAACGCAACAAGAAGAAGGCGATCGCAGAGCAAATTGGTTTGCGAAAAAAAGTGATGAATTATTTAATACCGAGTTTAAAGGTTTTAAATTCAAGGTAGATGATTCAGAAGTAATGTTTTCTCCTGGTAGCCCAGCTGATTTAAGAAAAGCTCAAGACACTCCAATGAATTTTATAAAAAAATTCTTGGATGAAGGAGGGATGCTTAAAGACGCCGCAGGATACCACCGCTCTTTAGCTATAGCAATGAATCCTGAAAAGTTTGCTCAGTTCTTTTATGATCAGGGCAAATCAAATGCGACTGAAGATGTTATGCGTAAGACTAAAAATATAAATATGACTGAGCGCACAACACCAGAAATATCGACTAAAGGAGGAATGCAAGTTAAATCAGTATCTCAACCTTCGAGTAGAGGACTGAAAATTAAAAGTGTAAAACGAAGTTAAATTTAAAAATTAATTAAAAATTATATATTATGGCTGGACAAGTAAAATCGACTCCAACATTTGCGCTAACGCCGAGTTCAGAAAGAACTCCTACAGCTCAAAACTATTTAACCAATGCAGATTTTGATTGGTTGAATCAATATTTACCTGATACGTACGAAAAAGAATTCGAGCGTTATGGTAACAGAACAATCTCTTCTTTCCTACGTATGGTAGGAGCAGAGATGCCTACTAACTCTGACCTTATCAAATGGGCTGAGCAAGGTAGATTACACACTAAATACACTCAAGTAGGAAGTGGTGGTATTCAAGGCGCTGACCAAGTGACGTTTCAAGTAAACGATGTGCTAGACCCTACTGCAGCAGAACAAGTTGTTAGAGTTGGACAAACTATTGTAGTTGTTCAAAATGACGGCTCTGGTTCAAACAAAGCTGTGGTAAGTGCAGTAAACAATGCTGCTGGTGGAAGAGGCCAATTTACAGCAGACTTTTATGAAGGCGCTGGAATGGTAACTGCAGGAACAGGTGTAGGGAATTCAGACGTTACTGTATTTATTTACGGTTCTGAATTTAAGAAAGGAACTGCTGGAATGGTAGGTTCTCTTGAATCTAACGACTTCATCTTTGACAATAAGCCTATTATCATTAAAGATACTTACAATGTATCTGGATCTGATATGGCTCAAATTGGCTGGGTAGAAATTACTACTGAAGATGGAGCAACAGGATACCTTTGGTATTTAAAATCTGAGCATGAAACAAGACTTAGATTTGATGATTATTTAGAAACTGCAATGATTGAAGCTGTACCTGCAGAGCAAAACTCTGGTGCTGCGGCAATCTTAGGTAGCTCAGGTGCTGCTGCTGATCCAGGAGCTGGTTCGGATGGTATATTTTATGCTGTTCAAAACAGAGGAAATATCTGGGATGGTGGAAACCCAACTACATTAGCAGACTTTGACAATGTAATTAGTCGTCTTGACAAGCAAGGAGCAATTGAAGAAAACGTAATATTCGTTGACAGACAGTTTGCTTTTGATATCGATGATATGTTAGCCGCTCAAAACTCTTACGGAGCAGGTGGTACATCATACGGTCTATTTGACAATGACGAAGAAATGGCGTTAAATTTAGGATTTTCTGGTTTCAGAAGAGGTTACGACTTTTATAAAACTGACTGGAAATATTTAAATGACCCAACAATGAGAGGTGGACTTCCAACAGGAGCAGGTTCAGGACGTGTAAACGGACTACTTGTACCAGCTGGATCAACTAGTGTTTATGACCAAATTCTTGGTAAAAACGCTAAGAGACCTTTCTTACATGTTAGATATAGAGCTTCTGAAACAGAAGACAGACGTTACAAAACTTGGATTACTGGTTCTGCTGGTGGTGCAAGAACAAGTGATGTGGATAACATGCAAGTTAATTTCTTGTCTGAAAGAGCAGTTTGTACTTTAGGTGCGAACAACTTCTTTATCTTTCAAGAATAGTAAATAAGTATTTTTTCGGGGAGCTTTCGGGCTCCCCTTTTTTTATAAATTTTAAATCTAATCTAATGAAAACTACTACAAAATATGTAGATAAAATCTACAAACTAACGCGCGATACAGCGCCCCTATCATTAACCTTAGCATCTAGACATACTAAAAGATTTCCTCTTTTATGGTTTGATGAAAAAAAAGGAATTAACAAAGCTTTAAGATATGCCAGAAATCAAAACTCACCTTTTCAAGATGAGCAAGATGATAATGCTATTTTAGAACCTATTGTATTTGAGGATGGATTTTTGTCTGTTCCCAAAAACAATCAAGTGTTACAGAAGTTTTTAGAATATCATCCAGGCAAAGGAAGAATATATGTCGAGGTGGACAAAGCAAAGGAGGCTTCAGAAATTGTTGACAATTTAAATACGGAAGTAGATGCTTTAATTGAAGCACGTCAATTATCTGTAGATGAGGTAGAAAATGTTGGGCGTGTCTTGTTTCAGCAAGACGTTACGCGAATGACTACGGCTGAGCTAAGAAGAGATATACTTGTCTTTGCAAAGAATCAACCTAAAGATTTTATGATGTTATTGCAAGACCCTATGCTTAAAATGAATGCTTCTATACAAGGATTTTTTGATAAAAACATTTTGCAATTAAGAAACCAGAAGAAAGAAGTGTGGTTTAATACCCCTTCTAATAAAAAGAAAATGTTAAACGTGCCTTATGGGGAAGACCCTATTTACATGGTGGCTTCTTTTTTTGAATCGGAAGACGGCATAGAAGTATTAAAGCATTTGTCGGGATTGGCTAAAAACATGCAATAAAACGTATTTGTATTTTACGTATCTTTGTTTTTTTAACTCATAAATTTTTTTATTATGAACAAGTATGCAAGTATCACCGTTAGCGGTGCAGCAGAGCAGTTTTCTGTAAAAGATGTAGCATCTTGCTATTTAGATAGTGCAGATGATATTGTTATCGATTACAATGATGGCTCTCAAAGTAAAATTGGGTCAGGCTCTGCCTTAGTGCAAGCGGACGTAGACATCGTATTCGATGCGATTAAAAGTGCTCAACAAGAGAAATGGACTCAAGTATTATACGTTATACCGGCATTGAGCCAAACGGTAAACGCTTTTACATTCACCTTTTAAACCTTAGAAATTATGAATAAATTTTTAAAAATGGGAGATTATGTTTTTGGAGGCGATGTATTATACGTTGGATTAGTTACAAACAATATTGTTTTGAACTATCGTGACAAGCAAATAACTTTAGCAGGTTCAGGAAGTATGACTGCCGCAGACAAAACGGCTGTCGAAGCTGCTCTTGTAACTGTTTGGGGCCAAGGTTATACTGACGCAACCATTGACGTAACTCTAAGTCAAGCGATAACAACGGTTTCATAAAACTCGTTTTAGTCGACAATCTAAGAAGAGGTCATGAAAAATTGACCTCTTTTTTTTTCCTTATCTTTGTGTAACTGTAGCGGTTAATTTAAAAGATGATATGACTGTTACAGGAGTAGCAATTACTTAATCTTTTATTCATTTTTTATAGTTCATTTAAAGAGAGGTCATGAAAAATTGACCTCTTTTTTTTTTACTTATCTTTGTGTAAAAGAATACCAATGATAAATTCTGTACGAAATACAGTTTTAGCTATACTTAATAAGAACAACTACGGTTATATATCGCCGCAAGATTTTAATTTATTTGCAAAACAAGCTCAGCTAGACATATTTGATGATTATTTTTATCAATACAATCAATTGATAAACCAAGAAAACGCAAGGCTGGTTGGAACTGGTTACGCAGATATTAGAAAAGGTTATGAGGAGGTTATTGATTTGTTTTCCGAAACCAAAACTCTAACTCAAAACTTACTTAACCAATATTTTTTACCTTCTCAATCTACTACAGGAGATGATTATTATTTAATTAATAAAGTCTTGTGTTCTACTGGAGGGGTATACCAAGGAGAAGCGGAGAAGGTTTCTAATAGCCAAATTACTCTTTTGAACAATGCAAATTTAACCGCTCCTTCGTTAACGTATCCAGCTTATTCATTAGAAGGTATGTTTATCACTATTTATCCAGCGCAATTTAACGGAGCTTCAGATATTGAGGCTCAGTACATCCGCTACCCTAAAGATCCTAATTGGACTTATTTAAACGTAGCAAACGGAGAACCAGCATTTAACCAGAGCAATGCAGACTATCAAGACTTTGAATTGTCTAGAGATGATGAAACTTCTTTAGTGTTTAAAATTTTGCAGTATGCAGGAATGTCTATAAGAGAAATTCAAGAAGCACAGTTTGGTGCAGAACAAGAACAGATGGAAGAACAAAAAGAAAACTAATGGCATATTTATCTCAATATCAATATTACGAAAACGCAGGAGTTGCTCCCTCAAATGTTAATTGGGGGTCTTATCAATATGTTCCTTTAACCGACATCGTTAATAATTTTTTATTAATGTATTCGGGAAACCATTCTTTGGTTAATAACGAAGAAAGGTATAAAATATTGTTTCATACTAAAAGAGGGATTCAAGAATTAAACTATGACGCTTTTAAAGAAATAAAAGCTTTAGAAATGAAGGTGTTTGATGATTTAAAATTTATTCTTCCTTCGGATTATGTGAATTGGGTGCGTATATCCCTTTATAAAGACGGGTATCTAAGACCTCTAACTGAAAACATTCAAGTAAATTCAGCCGTGTCTTATTTACAGAGCTCTACAGGGTCGTTAAGTTTTAATGCAGACGGAACTATTCAATTAGCAGACTCTACTCTAGACACTCAAAGAGTAGACGGGTCACAACAAAGTATTTATTTAAATAAAAACAACGCTAATGATGCGTCTGATATAGCTTCGGAAAATCCTGACGCTTGGAAAGACTATAATATAGGAGCAAGGTATGGTTTAAATACTGAGACAGCAAATTTTAATCCTACATTTAGGATTGATAAAAAAGCAGGAGTAATAAATTTTGATTCTACCATGGCCAATGAGCAGTGTGTATTAGAGTATGTGTCTGATGGCATGGAAGGGGGCGACGATTCTGCAGTTAGCGTGAACAAGCTCTTTGAAGATTATTTGTATGCTTATATTAAATACGAAATTTTAAACAATAAATTTGGAGTACAAGAATATATAATAAATAGAGCGAGAAAAGATAAAAGTTCTTTATTAAGAAACGCAAAAATAAGAATAAGTAATATTCACCCTGGTAGATTGTTAATGAATCTAAGAGGCGAGAATAAGTGGATTAAATAAAATGGCAAACATTCAAAGAAATTTTATCGCGGGAAGGATGAACAAGTCTCTCGACGAGAGGCTTGTACCGAATGGAGAATATATCGACGCTTTAAATGTAAGGCTTGGGTCTACTGAAGCTTCAGAAATAGGGTCGGTAGAAAACTCTAAAGGTAATACCAAGATGACTAGTTTGCAGTATGAGCAAACAGGGAGTGTTACCGGTGCAACATTATTGAGCGACCAAGCTCGATGTATCGGGGCTTATGAAGACGGTCAAAATAATAGGATTTATTGGTTTGTCCATGATCCTGCTTTTACTGTAGGGAATACAGGAAAAATAGACATGATCGTCTCTTTTAATCCTACCACTGAAAACCTTTCTTATCATATCATTAGTATAGACGACGGGTTTGCTGTTAATACTACTTTGAATTTTAATCCTCAGTATTTAATTACTGCTGTAGATTTAGTAGACGATTTGTTATTTTTTACAGACAACATTAATCCGCCTCGATTTATAAATGTTGCTCAAAATTATCCTAACCCTTTATACGATATAGACCAAACTACAGCGGAAGAATTTATGGTGGTTAAAAAACCTCCGATTAAAGCGCCTTCTATAACTTTAAAGCAGCAGATAAACAACTTAGATGATTTTTTAGAAACCAGATTTATATGTTTTGCTTATAGATATCAGTATCCTAATGGAGAGTATTCAGCTACTTCCCAGTGGTCTGAGCCAGCTTTTGATCCCGGGAATTATGGTTATGATTATGCCACAAATTTAAACGAAGGAATGATAAACACTGTTACTGGGGTAGACGTAGTGTTTAATGCTGGGAGCGCTTTGGTAGAAAACATTGAAATACTTTACAAAGAAATAACAGATGATACTATTAAAATTGTAGATAAATTATCTAAAAACTTACAAGGATTTGCAGATAATACAGAGTACTCTTTTACTTTTGATAATAGTAAAATATTTACTATTCTTCCTTCAACAGAACTGTTAAGGCTTTATGACAATGTTCCTATTAAAGCTTTAGGGCAAACTATAATGGGAAACCGTTTAGTTTATGGTAATTATATAGAGGGATATGATTTAAAAGACATCTTTAACAACCCAGTAAAATTAGAATTTCAAACTAATTTAATTGAAAACACTATTCAGAACACTACCTTAACTACAAGCACCGACACAGGCGCTTATACTTTTGGCAGCTCTCAATCTATCGCTAACTCTGTTGCTGTAATAGATTTTTCTACCCTAGACGCTTTGACTCAGTTTAAAGCGGGTACGTCTTTCACTATTTATTTTACTTTTGAGCATTCAATATACGACCCAACGGCTAGTCAGCCCACTACTACTACGCAAAATACAGACGTTCAATTTGCCTACACGTTGCCTCAAGACTATACTTCTTTATATGATCTAGTTGCGGCAACAGATTTTCAAGAAGCTATCGGAACCGCATCTAATATTAAACCCGTTTATGACGCAGTTAACCCTACCTCATGCTCAGGGTTTACCTTAACAGATTTAGTTAACTGCTATGTCCCAACCACCCAAGCGACCTCTACAGGGACGGTTACTAAATTTTCAAGCGGAATTACTGCAGCAGGAGAGCCTATAGCTATTGTAAATAACACCCCTGGCTCAAGCAGCCTTAAACTTCAATTGCCTGCAATAAGATATGTTACCGACCCGGCAGTACCTAGTGGCGGATGGTATGAGTATTATAAAATAATATCTTTAAATGCTGCGTTTAGCTCGGTTTCTAATCCTAAAAGCTTACATAGTAATAGGGGATATGAAATAGGAGTCGTGTATATGGATGAATTTTTAAGATCTTCCACCGCTCTTGTCAGCCCTACTAACACTATTCAAATTCCGTGTTCTAACTCTAGATCTCAAAACCAAATACAAGTAAGTATTCCTTGGGCGCAAAGAGCCCCTTATTGGGCTAAATATTATAAGTTTGTTTTAAAACCAAATCAATCAACTTATGAAACTGTTTATAGTGAAACCTTTTTTAAAGATCCTGAGAGCTCTAGCTACTACTTTTTATTAGAGGGAGAAAATGCGGCTAAAATAGAAACAGGTCAAAGGTTAATAGTTAAAAGAGATAGCGGAGGAGCGGTTGAGCAATGCGTTGAAGCAGTCGTAACGGACAAACAAGTTCAGTCTCCTGATTTTTTAAAAATTAGAAATGCCTTTGACACCACTACTTATAGCACCGAGCCTCCTGCCGACCCATTTGCTGTAGGATATTACGTAAGTATTCCTGGAGGAGCTTACATGGAAATTGTTCCTAGTGGATTTAATATTACTTCCTCGGAAACGGTTGGGGGGAGTAGAGTAGCTCATCCAGCTATACGCTCGACGTTTCCTATACGCCAAAAAAGCAGAGGGTTTCCAATTGGTCGCGCTTTAGTAAATGTAAAAAATTTAGATCCAAGCGCTTCATCTACAGCAAAATATATTGATTATGACATCCCTGTTAATAGCCAAATCAACATTACTATTAAGCAAAGAAGAGAAGGAAAAAAAGGAGGATTTTTAGGAGGGTGTGAATATAGGTATAACACTTATGAATCTCCTGATTTGTTTGCATCTACTACTTATGCTAATTTTCAAGCATGGTTTGAAGGAGATAATATTGGGGATTTAATTACCCAAAACAGCATCGTAGATAACGGCGACGGAAGTGTAACAACTAATACTTATATTCCTGGCACTCCAATTGATGGAACTTCTACTGGATTAAATGTAAGCGTTCCTCCAGAAACTATAAAGGACACGGATAAAAATCCTTTTATACCTGTAGATTTTGATACTA